TCATAAAACTCTTTTTATATATATATAAAATGAATTCTATGGATAAAGATGTGATTTATAAAATACAATCTCCAATCGGGAAAGTATATATTGGTAGGACTAATAATTTTATAGGTAGAATGCACGAACATAAGTGTAACGCTTTAACTAAACATTCAAAAAATTCAATTCATAAAGCCATACGTAAATATGGTTGGGATAATATGATAAAGGAGATTATATGTGAAGTTGATTCAGACCAATCTCAAAAAATTGAAGAACAACTTATTTTAGCTTATAATTCCGTTAAAACCGGATATAATGATACTTATGTTGGTGGTGGCGGTGATATGTGGAAAGATAGAAAAGAAACTACTGAATATACGGAGTGGATTGATAAAATGACAAAAATAAATTCAGGTGAAAGTAATGGTATGTATGGTAAAACTCATACTGATGAAACTATGAATTTAATGAAATCCAAAGCCAAAGGAAGATTTACGTTACATTGGTTTATTGATAGATATGGATTGGATGATGGTACTACATTATATAATGACCGATATCAGCAATTAAAAAATAGAAAATTGAAAACTGATGAAACGGGTAGATTTGTATCTTCCAAATAAACTTTAACATCATTTAACATTCTTTAACTATGTAAGGCTTGTTTATCCATGCTTTTTTGTGTACATTTACAATGTGATTGAGAGATGCCCACTTAAATTAAAGTTATGAAACCAATTGAGAGTAACACAGTTCGTACATTACTATCCCCTATTGAAAAAAATAAAATAGTTGTTGGTTCAATTACTAACAAAGGTATTGTAAGTGGTATCACCACATTTAGACATTGGGTTATTGAAGGCGAAGTTGTCGGTCGATGGCGTGGTGTGTATGAATCTGGTGGAGTTTATTATTTCGTATAAGTAATAATTTAACGTAAAAATAATACGTATTATTCTGCAAAATCCATACTATTTATTATATTTGTTGTATTCACATAGTTATGAAACATTATTCACTTAAATAAATTAAAAATGAAGTATTTAGTATTACAGTCGTTTCCGGAACCGTTGTTGTCTATGGGAATTAAAAGGGGAATGGTTATCGATGATTCTGAGTGGCAGTCCCTACCAATTGATTTCGCCAACACCAAATTTTTTGAACCTCAGCATGAACCAAAGTTCGAAATTGGACAACCCGTCGGGGTTGACAATTATCCGTATGCGTTTACCATCAGTGAAGTAATCCCCATCGAAAAGGGATATGCGTACAATATTACGGATCCAAATTCTGGTAAAGTGTATACTGTTCCGGAATTTTTATTGTATCCCGTCGAATCCACCCCAATTTTTGAAATTGGTGGACTTGCCCTCTATGACAATACTGTTGTAGTAATTACCAATCTTCATAGTTCGAGGTCCGGTCATTCGTATGATTTCGTATCCAGGTCGCATGGGGGTTCGGAATGGTATGATATGCCCGAAAAACTGTTGAAACCAGTCCCCATACAAACATTCGTTAGTGGCGAATACGTTGTGAAGTCTGGTCAGTTGGGAATTGTGAAATCAGCGGTATTGCGTGGTGGAGGGTATAGATATACGGTTCGGTTTGAAAATGGAAAACAATTTACGGATATGACCGAATCCGAATTGAAAACAGCCACTATTTACTACTTCATCAACTCCGAAGGTGTCGTTTGTCGTGACTTTGAAGAACGGTCCAATCTTACCAGACAGGCGTTGGAATGGCGTCGTATCACTGGAAACTACTTTGCAAGTTCCGATATTGCAAATGAATGTAAACAATCCATCTTATCTGAGTGGAGTAACGATTGATTACCGAAAGATTTAACGTAAAAATAACCCATACTATTTTGCAGTATGGGTTATTTTTTGTACATTTACATTGTTATTGAGTGTGGAACTAAGATATATACAATTATGACAAAATCATTTCCAGATTGGTTGGCTAAAGTCAATGAAAAACGCAAAGAATATTGGGATTTGAATTATACGTACAAACCATATTCTCCACTTACTTACAAAAAAGGTACTAAGTTTGTCAAAATCATCGATGAAGATTCTGTGTGGGGATTTGTATGTATGTATACTGGTTATTTCAAAGGAGTTCCTGTACGGATTGGTGATTTGATGAAGGCTGCTAATTGGAACGCTCCAGCCAAACATAGTAGGGGTAACATTTGGGATGGTACTGATCGATGGAATTTCTACGGACCTGAATACTTAAACTAATATTCATATTTCTATATGGGAATCATTAACCAATACATTCGACAATAGTAAAGAAACGATTATGCCAAAACTGACGATACCTACAACCCACCTTAGACGCCTCAACGAATTGGGGATTTATGATAAGTGGTTTACTGCCATAGTTGATTCTGTTAATCGAGATAGTGAGTGGCGCTATTATGATTGGGAACTATTCATACGAATATCATTTGTATGGTCGGAGACCGCTGACGGATATGAGTATTGGAGAGAAATCTCACTCAAATGAATATAAACATCAGTATATGCCGACATTAAAAATAAAGACAGAATATATCAGACGCCTCAAAGAAATGGGAGTTTATGATAAGTGGCTGTATAATGTGAAAGACCAGTGGAACGATTCTCGTCAACAACAGATTGATTTAGCCTTAACCCCCGCTGACTTGATTAATCGTTCATTCACCTGGGGTAATAGTAACGAGGGTCACTCGTTTTGGTATATAGTGTTTGAAGAAATTTGTAATGAAAATAGTTAGGAATATCAGTAATATTGATGATGGATTTGGTGAAGTCAAATTCAGACTTAATGGGCATGACGTATGGGTGGGTAAAAATACTAAGAGTGTGATAGTAAATGATGCAGCCATCCCAATTATGAGGGGGGATGTCTATCGATTGGCATGTGCAATTGTGTTAGATAAACCGGGGATACGGTTGAATATTACCGACCCAGACGTGCAATTATTCCTAAAACACACCGAATGTATTTGAAAATATGGGAAATCTGAATTATATAGTTGAAAGTCGTGGATGATTTCATACATTTTGAAACGATGTGGTATATGGTATTGGTTGTATGTACAATTTTATGATAAAAACGATAATCGAATGGGACAACGATTGAGAATTGCGAATCCAAATGTATGGTCGGACGGCGTTAAGGCTTCCGGACTTTTAATATCGGATGATGCGTATTTGTTGGAGTTTGATACCGATACGTTCACATCACCCTGGAAATATGGTGGTGTACGTATAATTTGCATTGGTGTTAGAGTATGGCGTGCGATACGTAATGGGGATGTATGTGTTGATGTTTTGTATAATCTGGACGATAGTACGGTTGAGGTTGTATACGACGCCACCCATATTGCTATTACGAATTTTAGAGTTGAATTTGTAGATTTTTTGAAACTAACATTGTAACAATATAATAAAGTGGGTGTAATTATATGAAACGTTTGCAGATTATCGGGTTTGAGAAACTTCTTGATATGAAGACAACTATCATAATCAGTGGGTGGCAATATGAGTGTTGGGTTACTGATGTAGGTGAATGTTTATTGAACGGCCGTTCCGGTTATTTTGTTCGGATAAACGCTACGCATACGAATGGGTTCATTGCTGATTTACGATATGAAATTGACACATACGATTGGCAAGTTCGGTGTCCAACTGCATTTGCTATGATTAGTACTCGGTTGGAACTATGTAATGTGGAAACGCCATTAGCATTTATAACCTTATTGTTTGAATCATATCTTTCATTGTATCCGTAGTATTACATTAAAAATTTACAAAGATGAAAAAAGGTGAAAAATGGAAAGTCATATTTCTTGACGTAGACGGTGTTATCTGCTTGGGAAAGGACCATTTCAGAGGATTTAACTCTGAAGCAATGGATCGGTTAAAATGGGTGATAGAGCAGACCGGCGCAAAGGTTGTCATATCTTCATCTTGGAGAACTGGAAACCTTGAAAAAACAAAGCTTGAATTCCCTGAGTGGTTGAGAGAACACATAATCGATGAGACAAAGTCTCATTATCACTATGTTAAATCATCTTTTAATTCAGTGAGAGGAAATGAAATTCAGACATGGATCCATGACCATCTTGATTACCCTTGGTATGCTTGGCCAGAACTTGATGCAGAGTATAGAACTTACAAAGAAGATGGTTCATTTAAAATGATGGACTCAAATAGAGTCGGAAGAGATTTCACTTATGTAATTCTAGATGATGACATTGATATGCTGTACTTCCAAAAGGACTGGTTTATCAATACAGAGATGATGGAAGGAATCACTCAGGAACTCGCAGAAGAATGTGTAAAAATCTTAAATAAAATTTAAAATGGGACCAGTAGGAGAACAAATAATGGAAATCGCGTACGATGAATACGTTAAAGCGAATGGACAAATCTCTTTCGATGAATGGTTTGAAAGAATAGTAATTCAATCTGAAGATTTTGATGAGAAATTTGCAGAAGCAAGGAAGATATACTCTGAAAGATTAACCGAAAACATGATGAATATTAACATTTTTTAACACATATTATTTGGAATTTGTAGATATTCATTGTATCTTCGTGTTGTAAGACCAATTAAAACACTAAATTATGATTTACGAAGTTGAACTGATGAATTTTGGTAAGGGTGTGATTCGACCGGTTGAGGTTGAAGAATGCAAGAGTTGTGGGATTGATGTTGTTTTAGAGACAATTTACATCCTTGGTCAGAATACATCAGAAACGCAATATTTGGAACTACCATCGGTATCCAAAGGTGATATCATTCATATCAATGGTGAACGTTATTTGGTTAAAGGGGTTGGGTTTGAACGATTGAGTACTGAAACTTATGAACTTTTGAAAAATTGTTTGAAATCATCCATTGAAAATGGTGTTAGGTATTCTGAGACTTTGTGGAACACAATCGGTAGACAATCGTTATCGTATTGTTAGTACATATACATATTGTTTTTTCTTTTTTATTATATTTATAATATATATAATAAATATTAGTATGAAACTGACTGAAATTGCAAAACCATTTTTGACTGAATCATTTACTAAAGGTGAAATGTTGAATCAAATGTTCAGTGGGACTCAGTTTGAAAGAAATTATAACTATTATCTTACGCAACCAAAACCAAAAATTCAAAAAATATACACATATTTTGTAAATCATCCGGATGATTCAAAGCGTGTTTCTTATTGTGCCGCATTGCTGAGTTACTGATGGGTTGATTATAGATATTTGAATTTTAAAAGGGAGAGTGTAACCACTTTCCCTTTTTTGTTATATTTATATGTAATAACGTAATAATTTAATATATGTCAGCAGGTAAATATTCGTTTACAATAGAGCAGGGAGCTACGTTAAACATACCATTACAATGGTCGGATGGTGATGGCAATCCGGTTGATTTATCAGGATATTCAGCTAGAATGCAAATACGGCCAAATGCTACATCGGATAAAGTGTATGTAAGTTTATCATCAGTAATGGGATTGGATGGTAGTGGTATAAATTTAAGTGGAAGCAACGGGTCTACACCATTATCATCAGGATCTATGGCAATCTGTATATCCGCATATTCATCATCATTATTGACATTTTCGGATGCAGTTTATGATTTGGAAATGGTATATTCGGATACCGTTACTCGATTAATTGAGGGCAATATCCGTTTATCCAAAAATGTAACTCGATAATAATATATATATTGTGGCATTAGATACAATAAATAATCCAACATATGTAACTGTATCCCCAGTTGCAACCAATACTATAACTATAACCAATCCAGATTCGACACAATTGGTATTAACCGATAATAGTACTGTTGTTAGTATAATGTCAAGCGGATTACCTGGAAAGGATGCCGATATGAGTATTGTTGCAACGACTGGTTCAAATAGATTTATTGGTAATCAAGAAATCATCGGTGATGTTATAATATCAGGCTCCGATAATGTAAACAGTACTATAAGATTTATAAGCGGATCTGTAATTACAGCCGGTGGTTCTAATATAGATATGACTGCTGGGCCCGGTGGTTGGTCTGAAATCGGATCTAATAATGGTCAAAATTATGTATGGGTTGATGATGAATATGTAAGACTTGTTACCAATTGGAATATCGGTGCCCATATTTGGAAGATTGATATGAATGGGGATATGACGGCTGGCGGTAGTATTGATATGGATGTATACGGTATTACTGGTAGTTTATTGGGTAGTTCTTCATATTCTACATTAGCCATATCATCTTCGTATGCAGTATCGGCATCTAACTCAGATTTATTGGATGGATACCATGCTTCCGTATTCGCTACAACGGGGAGTAATACATTCATCGGAAACCAAATACTTACTGGTTCTTTGAATTTATCAGGATCTATAAATATAACCAACCAAATCAACAATTCAACGATGATACTTATAACATCATCGTATAATTCAGGTACAGCGGGAACATACCACCGTCCAGTTAGAATACTTACAGGTTATAGTGGTACTTCAAATATTACTGGATTCGATGGATTGACTTCATTGGTGAAGAATGTATCAGCTGCATCTATATCCGAAATAGCGGGCGTATTAGGGTATGGACGAAACGATTATATAGGTACAGGTTCTAATATAACGGCATTTGGTGGTGATGCTAGAAATCAGTCGGGTTCGTTCAATAAGATGAGTTTTATAAATGGGTGGGTATTTAATAGATCTGCATCTCCACTGAATAATGATATGTATGGGGTGGCTATGAGTAATGTAAACTCATCTGGGTCGTATGTAGAATCATCTATTGGATTGGCGTTGTATGGTTACAATTCCGGGCGTATTAATGAACTATCGGGAGTTGGTATTTATTTTTTGAAAGATAACGTGAGTGGTGGGGTGATGGCGACTGGTTCGGTAAATACTACGGTATATGGATTGAAAATTGGGTCCGATATACACCCGTGGGACAGTGCCGCATATTCAAATGCAAGTGAACTATACGGAATTTATATTCATAATAGTGTATACGCTACATCCACCACAAGCAGTTATGCGATATATTCCGATACACACACTCCATCATATTTTTCAGGATCTGTTGCGATTGGTAAACGTACACCAACTACCGCATTAGATGTAGTTGGAACGATTACAGCCACTTCATTTTCGGGTAATGGTAGTATGCTTACTGGTATTTCTATAAATACATCATCGTTGGCCACAACTGGTTCAAATACTTTTAATGGCACTCAAATACTATCGGGCTCAATGTACATAACGGGTGATATGATTGTATATGGGTCATCATCCATACAAAATATAACAGCATCGGTTGTATCTATCGGTACTAATACTGTAATTTTGAATACAAATACGCCTGCTGTAAGATGGGCGGGTCTAAAAGTTTATGATAGTGGCAGTAGTGGTCAAACGGGGTCTTTATTGTGGGATTCTACGAATAACGTTTGGATATATGAAAATCCCGATGGTGGTGCATACACATCTGCTAGGTTTATATCCGGTCCTAAAAATACGGGGTCTCTTGGAAGTGAGGCAGGTTTGACTGTGGGTACGGTAACTGTGGCAGTTGGTGATGATCACATTGGAGATTCAATAATAACCCAAAATGGTACTTCGATTGTTATAAGCGGCAATTTGATTTCAAATTCGATTACAGGTTCATTGTTTGGTACTGCTACCAATTCAATATCGGCATCATATGCATTAACTGCATCATATGCATTGAATACAATTCAACTAAATACCGGTAGTTACGCATTAACAGGTTCAAACATATTTATTGGTAATCAAACCATAACTGGGTCGTTGAGAACAAGTGGCGGTATCACTGGTAGTTTAATGGGAACATCATCGTATTCTGTATCATCTTTGACCGCATCATATGCGTTGAGTGGTATGACTGGTATTAATACGGCATCGTTGGCTACAACTGGTTCAAATACTTTTAATGGTACTCAAATAGTAACGGGATCTAATCGTGGAAATATAACTAGTTTATTGATTAGTTCTAATACAGCATCTATGGATTTGAGTAGTGGTAACTTTTTCACATTGCAATTGGTTGCTGGTACAAATACATATATAAATCCATCTAATATACTACCAGGTCAGACTAGTATTATTGTTGTATCGAGTATTGGTTCAGCCACAGTATCTTTCCCACCAAATGTAAAGCAACCATCGGGTTCCGCATACGTACCAACAACTTCCACTGGTGTCGATATACTGACCCTCGCTTCGGTAGATGCGTCTACCCTATATGTTGTTTCGGCAAAAAATATGATATAATATGAATATTATACCAATTTCATTTTTATACAACCCCCAATCGGTATATGTAAATCAAAATACATCATCTGCATTATATTCGTTTACATCGTTTACATTTACAAATGCCGGCGCCGTTGGTAGGCAAGGTCCAACATATCAACAATTGACTTCATCGTATTCGGCATCTGCAAATTGGGTCACAACCCCATCATTTTTTACCGCATCCATTCGTGGTATTCAACAATGGACAGTTCCGGAAACCGCAACATATAGGGTTGAGGCTGCGGGTGCTGCAGGTGGTAGTAATCCATCGATTTCATTTAATGGTGGGTATGGTGCGTTGGTTATTACAGATGTTATATTAACTCAAGGACAGAAAATAAATATAGTTATTGGTCAAAAAGGTGGAAACCGATATACCGGCTCTGGCGCAAGTCCATATAATGGTGGGTCTGGTGGTGGTGGTACGTTTATGTATGATAGTGCATCATTATCATACTATGTTGCTGTTGGTGGTGGAGGTGGTGCGGCTGGTAACGCTACAAATTTATATTCGAACCAAGCAACAGCAAGTGGAAAGTATAATACAACATCAGGATCTAGCGTAGTAATAACTCTGCCTGTAACTGCATCCGGCGGTTGGGGCGGTCGGGGTGGATATATAACTAACAGAACACCTACTCCTATTTTATATGGTGGACCGGGTGCTGGTGTAAATTCATCCGGGTCTGCGGCAAATGGTGGGCAAGGATTATCAAGGGTTAATAATTGGTTGGGTGGTACTACCGGTTCAACTTCAAACATAAATGGTGTTGAGGGTGGATTTGGTGGTGGAGGTGGTGCTGTAGATGGAGATGCATCCGCAGATGCTAACAGTATTGGTTGGGCAGGTGGTGGTGGCGGATACTCCGGCGGAGCGTGTGGCGGTAATTCCGGACAAAGTAACAGTTCTTATGCTGGGGGTGGGGGTACTTATTATTCTGGCACTATTGTTAGTGGATCCAATAATACCAATCAAAGTAATGGTTATATTATTATTACCAAATTGTAAATTAGATTATCAAAAATCTAAATAAATGGGTTTACTATATTTATATAATATAAACACATAAACCTATGTCAGATTATTTAATATATCCAGGTTCATCATCGTTTTCCGCAGGACAAACTCCGTTTGGAATATACGATACTGATTATCGTTTCAAATCAGATGCCCCAAAGGTAGCATTGTGGTGTGCAAGACGATTGGGGTATCCGATTCAAAATGTTGAGTTGCTTGATGAAAACTTTTATGCATGTTTTGAAGAATCAATTTCAGAATATGGTGCTCAGGTAAATCAATTCAATATCCGAAATAATTTGAATGTATTACAAGGTAGTTCTACTGATACGAATTATACTCAAAAGTTAGTTCAAGGTACGAATATCAATCAACTTATAAAAATATCCGATACATATGGTACACTTGTTGGTGTTGGGGGTGATGTTGATATTAAGAAAGGATATGTTGATTTAGTCGATGGTCAACAGACATATGATTTGAAGGAACTTTGGGCTGATACACACGAAGATGGTAACGCACTTGTTATTACAAAGGTATTTCACGAACCAGTACCCGCAATAAATAGATTTTTTGATCCATATTCTGTTAGCGGCCAGGGTACTTTGAATTTGATTGATGAATTTGGGTTCGGGTCGTTCTCACCCGCCGCCCAATTTGTATTGATGCCTATATTTGAAGATTTATTACGTATTCAGGCAATTGAGTTCAACGACCAAATGCGTAAGTCTGCATATACATTCAATATTGTAAACGATAAATTGCAAATATTTCCGATACCAACTGCAGCTAATATGAGAAAGCGTGTATATTTTGAATATTACGTTGATGATGATTTTAGGGATTTTTCCACACAAACAAAAGATAATGTGGTTGCTGATTATTCAAATGTTGGGTATGACTTTATTCCATATGTGAATATAAATGATGTTGGTAAACAATGGATACGAAAATACACACTTGCCTTATCTAAAGAATTGTTGGGTGCTATTCGTGAAAAATATAGTACAATTCCAATACCGGGTTCCGAAGTAACATTGGATGGAGCTGCATTACGGTCAGAAGCTCAAACTGAAAAAGAGTTATTGATGACTCAATTGCGTGAGACTTTGGAAGAATTGAGTAATAAGGTTCAATTTGAAAATAGAAGTAACCAATTTCAGCAACAACAGGATATGCTGAAGAAAATACCTTTGGGTGTATATGTTGGATAAAATAAAATAATTATATAATATGCCTAGGTTTGTATTGAATCGAGATGTGACATTTTTTGAATCAATTTCAAGTGAATTGGTAGATGATGTCGTTGAAACTATAGTTTCATTGTATAAATTGGTTATTGGTAAAAGTTCACCCAATATATATGGTGAATCTATGTCTAAAACATATTACACTCCTGTAAATTGTACCGCATTGATAGAACGAAGTGATACATCTACGCAATATGAAGGATTTGGATCTGATACGGTTCAGACTGTAGACTTTAGGTTTAATAAATTCAAACTGAAAGAAATTGGGTTTTATCCTGAAATAGGAGATATATTTTATCACAACAATGCATATTTTGAAGTAAGTAATGTTAGAGAAGACCAATTGGTCGGTGGACAAACATATAACAAATATTCAATTATATGTGAAACATTTATGACACGTATAAGTACTCTACAGATTGAACAACGCCGTATTTGATGAACTACGAAACTAAAGATAACAGAGCAACTCAATTGCCGACAGACGAGCAATTCAGAAAGGGAATATCATTAACAGATATAGATACTTCCATTTTTGAGTATGTATCTAACCAAATTATTCCAGATTTGGATGAGAATGGGGTATCCGTTAAAGTACCTTTGATATATGGTAATTCGGAACGATGGGTAAACGCCAGAAAGGATGGGTATCTTCGTGATAGCCGTGGTAAGATACAAACACCGATTGTTATGTTCAAACGTAATAGTATAGAACGTGACAGTTCAATGCAGCATTTCAGAGAGCAACTTACAATGCCTGCATATAAAAAGTATTCCACCACAAACCGATACGATAGATTCAGTTTGTTAAACAATGAAAAGCCTGTATATGAACAATATTCCGTAGCTATACCTGCTTATGTAACAATTACATATGAACTTATGTTATGGACTGCATTTACTGAACAAATGAATAAAATTGTTGAGGCATTCCAATTCGCCACAGATAGGTATTGGGGAGACCCTTTGAAATATAAGTTTAGGGTTCGTATTGAAAACTTTGATAATCAACAGGATGTTGGTGACGGAACTGAACGTGTAATACGTACTACATTTACGTTATCGGTAAATGCATATCTGCTGCCTGATGAATTTGCAAAAAAACCGGTGGTTGGTAAATCATACTCACCCAAACGTATTATTGTTGGTATGGAAACTGATTTGACCGGTGAAAATTCCGATAATTCATCATTAAGTACATATGCATCAACCAACAGTTCGGATATAGCCCAATTTGTTAACGCTACTACTGCGAAATTGACAAATGTATTTTTACCCGTTTTATCAACTCCTAATAATAATGAAACGGATACACATAATATTTTTACAATATATATTGATGGTAAATTTGTAAACAATATCAATTATACATATTC